CAATCCTCCAAGATACAGTACTCACAAGAAAGAGGACTTGCCTTCATACCTGGCAAATCCTCTTTTGCTTGCTTTATTGCTTCATATGCAGATTCTGCGTATTCACAAATTTCATAATGATTATTAAGTTGGTCGTGATAACCAATTACGTAATGGGACATGATAGTTTCAACTCCAGTACATTAGTATTTATTCTAACATACTAAGTATAATTACGCACTTATGTGTGGACTCACTAACAGTTTTTATTTAAATCCTCTGCCATACCACCACCGATATTTGCACCTTGATCACCACTAAACATTGCTACCCAACCAGCAGCAACCCAACCAACAAAAGGAATAGAGGAAAGAGTAGGAGCAGCAGCAGCACCAACACTTGTCCCAACAATTCTGCCTGTACCTTCCGCAGATCCGATTGCTTTAATACAGGCTTCACTTTTTCGTGCAGCACTTATCTCATTTGCTTGTTGTTGTGTCAAACCTGGTGGTTGATCCATCCAAGATCTAGGATTTGAAACAGCACCACCTTGATTGGTTTGACCATCCATTACATATTCTTCTGTAATTTTTGTTGTATTATTTCCTAGTCCTAAGAACCCTGCCTTATCTTTAATATCCTTTGTAATAAACATCGACTTAGGATCATTTGCTTTATATGATATAGCGTATCCCTCTTCTGTTACACTTACTTTATATGATGAATATGGTCCTACCGGTGGATTTATGATTGGTAAGTTATTTTTACGACTTACCATACCAATTAATCCTATATGGGATAATCCTATGATCCCGCCCAATCCAAGGGCAAACCACTTTTTCATCATTAATCTCCTTATTTTTTAGGTGGAGTAGCGTTTGGAACGATTGTTACTGGTGCTTGTTCAATTCTAATGGTCTGTGCAGGTGCAGTTTCAGATGCTTTAGCGATAAGAAACTCCATATCTTTTTTAGATATATTTGCATCTCCACCACCAGATCCATTCTTCTTCTTACCTGCTGCTTGAACGCCAAAGGTAGCTAGTGTTCCTGTAAATACAGAAGCTATGAAAGTTGGATCGAGTTTTTGTTCTGGTATGTTAAATGCCGCAGGTAACTTAACGTATGCTAAAGTTAAAATTCCTGCAGACCATACAAGAACAGCAAGTCTTACAATTGTAGATAAGAATGCGAGTTGCTCTTCCTTATCATCCACACTCTCCTTTATTTTGGTCAAAAGATTTTTTGGTTTCTCTTCAACCTTTTGTTCTGTTTTCTTATCTACCATTTTAAGCACTATAACGTACTCTTATTTAGCAAAATATGTTTTATAGTATTCTATCACATCATGTGATGCTTTGTAAAGTTCCATAATACCACTATGAGGTGCATAAAATTTTTCAATCCACTCATCTGCACATTCATATATTGCTCGGTTATCATCAAACCCCTGATTCATAAGAGTTGATAAAATATGTCTACGAAGATACATTTCATAATTAGTGTACTTAATAGTCATTCAAATACTCCATCGAAAGTATATCTAATTCATCTGATTCAATGACAATCCATTCATCAAATTCTTGACGAATTGAATCACCGTTTACAACCTCTTCAAAATCACCACGAGAACAAAGTTCAACAATACGATCCAATGCCCACTCCCTTGTATCTTTGAGTTCACGATTGAAAGTTTCCATAATCTTTTCGCATATAGCGTCCCAATATATTGCTATTATAATACATTGGTGTCCCATCGTCAAGTGCTTCTGTTAAAACATTATGAAGAAATAATTGTTTTGTCTCTTCAAAATTTACTTGACCCTTTGTTTCATGAAGACTTAATATCTCTCTCTTAAAATTTAATTTACCATACTTTTTGACATCTGCCTTTAGTTCGGGGCTAGATCCATAATACTTTTTCCAATCGGACTCCGAGGTGACTCTACGTTTTCCACCCTTAGGTTTTCTCTTTTGCACGAAATATTTTCTACCGATGTACTGTCTACCATTTGATAAATTTGTAATCCGGTAGACGAAGCCGAAAGAATTACCAATATTTTCAGATAGAAAAGGTTGTTTTGTATAGATCCAAGGATTTTCATAATCTACTACCATTCATATTCATATTACTCTTTATTATATATCGCCCTCATCGCCAGTAAAGTATTCAGAGGGATCCATGCAGGATCTTCATTATCAAATTGAACTTCGACTTCAGTGAATTTCCTTTGATGAAATCTACTGTAACTTTCTCTTGTGTTCAATACACTACCAAAAGGACTGATCATTTTAACCTCCAACTAATTTATCATAATCATCCGCAGCATCACGGATTGCTTTCTTACACTCCTCAATGTCCCATGCTATTTCTTCTTCGGGTCTCGGATTCTCAAAGTTTGAATCCTGAGAAGGTGTCTTTTTTGACATCTTGTTTGATTCCTCCGACGACATAACTTTCTACCTCTGTTTCTTGTGGTGCGACTTGAAGACCCTTGGAACTAATCCAGTGTTGTGTCCAAGGTAATGGATTGTTTCTTGCTGGAATGTCATACACTGGTTTTAGACCAATAGATTTCATTCTCTTATTAGCAATCCATTCAACATACTGATGAAGTAATTTGTCATTAAGACCAATCATACTACCATCTTTAAACAGATACTCTGCCCATATCTTCTCCTCATTAACACAGCGATCAAACATACTGTATGTCCACTGTTCTTCTTCCTTGACAATCTCCTTCATCTCAGGATCATCACCCTTTCTCCAGTTGTTAATGATGTTCTGTGTTATTGCCAGATGCTGATTCTCATCTCTTGCAATAAGCGATATGATTTTCGCAGATCCTTCCATGAGTTTAAGCTCACCAAAAGCAAAACTACAAGCGAAAGATACATAA